TGAGATTCAATCGCCCAGAGCTAAGAGACATAAGCTATTATAACTTGGACATAGCAGATAAGAAGAAAGTAGAAATTATTTTCTCTCTGCACAAGTTTGATATAGTAGTGAACTTAGCAGGCCAGGCCGGAGTTAGAGCCAGCGTCAAGAATCCGGATTTATTTGCCCGATCAAATGTCCAGGGATTCTTGAACATTATAGAAGCATGTAAGAAATATGAAGTAAATCATTTAGTGTATGCATCTAGTTCAAGTGTATATGGAATGGGAAATAACATGGATATAGCATTTAGTACAGATGATAGAACAGATGTGCCGGTATCATTTTATGCAGCAACTAAGAAGATGAATGAATTGACGGCACATGTATATAGTCATTTGTTCAACATGCGTACTACAGGTCTTAGATTCTTTACAGTGTATGGTCCATGGGGTAGGCCTGATATGATGATGTATAAATTTGCATATAGGATTCATAATAACATTCCTATTGACATTTATAATAATGGAGAGATGTATAGAGGATTTACTTACATTGATGATATTATTGATGGGATTAATATTGTGATTAAAAATGAAACAGATGTTAAGTACATGTTATATAATGTAGGGAGTAATGAGAGTGTTAAAATTTTAGATGTTATTGATGTTCTGGAGAAAGAGATTGGAAAGGAGGCCCGCCGGAATTTTCAACCTATGCAAGACGGAGACGTTTACTTCACCGCATCCGACATAACACCTCTAAGAAGACTTGGCTACGAACCTAAAGTAGAATACAAAGAAGGAATCAAACGGTTTTTAAAATGGTATGATTCAATAGACGATACAGATCACCGGATTATAATGGAACAGACCGGTGAGTAAGAACAAAGTTTAAGTGGTGCATTTTAGAAGACGGGCTCTGACCTCCCCGGTTACTCCTGTCTTCCTTTTTAAAAACAACCAAACAATTATATGAAATCAATTCTTTCAACCTTTTTAGTCCTACTATCGTTTATATCATACGGACAGGAACCGATCAATTGTGTAGTAAACAATACGGTTCTGTTTGTGCCCGATGAAGATAGACGCGAGTACGTTATAGTAAGTAGGCACCAAGAATTTGTAACCAGTATAAATTACATGTTAGCCTATGTGGTACCAAAAAGAAATAATATCATAATGTCTTTCAACGGTAAGGAGAGAGAAGTTATGTATGATCCAAAGAAGAAACGGTATGACTTCGATGGAGGAACCTACAAGTCTTTCCGAGATCTACTTTCGGCGGTGAAATTCTTTTTATTAACCAATTAAAACATTCCTTACATGTCAAAAAATTTAAGAGTAGAAAATCTTCTATCATTAGATTCATTATCATTAGGAGATGCTATAGATAGTGATATGCAGATATTCAATCATGTCATTACATCTATTAAAACATTTCCAGATTCCAATTATCTATGTACGGCTTACTTACTATTAGAAGATCCAAATGATGAAACAAATGTATTCTTCTTTCCATTGTTCGAAGATGATGATAAAAACATGCAGGCATTCTTAGTTAAAACGAAAGATGAAACAAAAGCATTTTTAGATTACATGAAGAAAGTATCTGAAAATGTAAAAGTTCCAAAATTAAAAGAATTCATAGATGAAATAAATCATGAGATTAATATTGATTCTGAAAAAGGAAAATATTATAAATCATGTAAAGGAATATTAACCCTACCGGAATAAATTAATAGCTGGGATGGAAAATATGTCCCCGCGGAAAATTAAGGAACGCATTTAGAACAGACTCGAAAAAATATATGGAAAAAAATATTCGCCGGGGCTTGCATATGTCAAAAGAATGTATTATCTTTGCAGCATATTAAAATGATAAACATGGGAGAACAAGAATTAAAAGACCTAGTAAATAGAACGGCTCTAATAATCCGACAGAGGAAGGATCTAGAAGCTAAGGAAGAGGTCTATAAGAAACAGATACAAGAGGCACTTAGTAAAGACAACGTCGACTCCTTTACTACTTCATTAGTAACGGTATCTAAAGTGAACAGAAATACTTATTCCTATTCTCCGGAAGTACAGAACATGGAGAAGGAACTAAAGCTAAAGAAAAGCCAGGAGGAAATATACGGTGTAGCTAAAGAAACGACTAAGTCTTACTACATGTACTCACTCAATAAAGAATTCGTAAAAGATGAATACGATGACTTCGGAGACATTTAAAGAAAGATTCAACGACGCACTTTCAATTAGGATGAACGGCGTTAGATACTGCGGTAAACGACTTCAAACCGACGGAATTGAATTGTATGTTTTAACCGGTGACTTTAATCCGGTTCTTAAACAATACATGGAGTACATGGGAATAATTCATACCCCAACCGGTAACATAAACATAGTAAGCATGGAAGAGAACGGTAAATTATACCCATGGATTACTCAAAGAATGATTAAAGAGATTGAGAAATTTAAAAACATTAATAAACAGGGTGCAACCCATTAATAAACTATCATGGAACAGAAAAGCAAAAAGTTTGTAGGTAATGGCAGACTAATCACAACAAAAGATTCGACCGGCTTTGGTATGAGTATATGTATCACAGACCTGTTCGAAATGTGTATGAATGATCCGGATGTAACTCAATTCATTTATGTGTCAGAGAAGACCGGCAAGAAATATCTCCCGCTTATCGCATGGCCTCTAAAAGAAGTAAGAGAAGATGATAAGTACAGGACCCATGCCATTAGTATCGACACCTATAAGAAAGACGAAGCTAAAGGCCAAACATCAACTATAGCAAAATCAGCTCCGGCTCCAAAACAAAAGACAGCCCCAAAAGAAAATAAGTTCGATGATGTATTTCTAACAGCACCGGTAGAATCTTCATCTACTCTAAGTGATGACGATCTTCCATTCTAATATCACATGAATTAATTTTAACATAACCATTAAATCTTTTTCAAATGTTACCGACAACTGTTTTAATTGTTTTAGCTATCTTTTCTGTTATCTTTATGATTATGGGATTAGTTATCTTGGCCGACAAAGCTAAAGTAAGTTCTCCATGGGAAAAGAAAGTACCCGGAACATTGCTATTGTTCTCCGGAGTGGCTCTATCCATCGCATGTATCATAGACATAATTGGTTAATGGTTGCGTGTGGGAAGGAGACCGACGCAAGTTGGTCTCCTTTTTTTATAAGTTCTATCTCACTGGCCACAAAAAAATATAAAAAAAATGTAAATGATTGATTTTCAATGGCATCTTAATTTCAAACATGCCAATTAAACCAAAAAGATGCATTTTATTCTATCTCACTGGCCACAAAAAAATATAAAAAAATGTAAAATGTTGATAATCAATGATGTTTTTTATCAATATTCTTAAAAATGCACAGCAAAATGCCTAAAAAATGCACAAAATGATTAAAAATTAAACAAAATGATGGAAAAAATGAACAAAACGATGAAAAAATGTACGCAATGTAGCAAAAATCCATCATTATTCATGCTTTTTATCATCTAAACAAGTGATATTATGAAATTAAATATATGTTTACAATGCTTTTTAATGAGACATCTAAAAATCATTTCTAAGGCATCTATCGTTCATTCTGCTGCATCTTCTCATAGTGAGTGGAACTTAAGTAAGGGTACAGTACAAAGTCTGTTAGAAGCCAAATATGTGCGAAATAGAGGAGGTCGATGAAAAAATTTGGCTCAAAACCTCGAGATTGCCCCCATACAAAAACACAATGCACTACAATTTAACTTACATTATAGAACGCATTTTTTGTTGCTCATTTCCTCATGTCTGCATTTCATTTCCAGTAATGCTCTTACATGTGATTGATTTATTGATTTTATTTTTATCATTTTATTTCATTTATCATATATCCATTCATGTGACTATCATGTTCATCAAGATTTCATTTATCATTATATATCTTATTAAAATGTTGTCTTGATTGGGATAGGGATGTTATTTTATAATAATATTTTTTTTATTTAATTTAGATTATCATGTTTTATTAATGTATTGATTTAGATTATCATGTTATTATTTTAATGTTTTTTATTTTTTTTATTATGTTTTATTTGGATATTATTTTTTTATGTTGTATATTTGTGTTCATGTTATTGATGTAATGATTGTTATTATTATTAATCATATTGCTGGGGTGATGATATTATGTGAGTTCCCCGCGCAAAAGTAAAAAAATTAATGGTAAAATTATGAAAAAAGAACTTCCAGCATCTTATAAGCATTTAATTTCAGAATCACCTAGGACATTGAAAGAGCTATTGTTCAATCAATGGGGTGCTAAACAAAACGTAATATGGCACCCAGAGGGAAATACATTAAAGCATATTATTGTAGTATTGCGAAGAGCTTATGAAAAGTATCCGGATAATCCTAATATAATAATGGCAGCTCTGTTTCACGATTTAGGAAAAATGGAAACCTATGGTATAAACGAAAAAACAGGACAGCCAACTGCTTATGGCCATGAACATAAATCAGCAGAGTATGTCTTACAGTATAAAGATTGGATTCTGTCTTTCGGGGGTACAGACATTGAAGCTATACATTTTATAGTAAAGAATCACATGTTAATAAAATACATTGAATCTACGAGACCATTCAAGCGAGAGGCTATTGAAAATCATAGGTCATTCAATGATTTAATATTCTTCTCTACAATCGACAAAGGAGGAATTAATTAAAAAATTGTAAAATAATTTGTTTTTGTCATTTTTATTCATATATTTGCATATTATTATTTCACCTTTAAATTTTTTATCATGTCTAAAAACTCCTCTAGTTCAGGCATTAGTTTCCTAGGTATGTTAACTATTTTATTCATTGCCTTAAAACTTACTAATTATATAGATTGGTCTTGGTGGTGGGTTATGTCTCCTCTGTGGCTTCCGCTAGTTGTTCTATTAATATTTGCGGGACTAATATCTGTTATTATGTATGTTAAAAGTACAAAAAAATAAATAATTATGGACGATTTTGATTATCATGGTTTAACGCCTAAAAGAGTTTTTCCAGATTCTATAAATGAAAGTCTTATTGGGAGAAAGGTTTGGTATAAAGAAGATTGGAAAAATGTTAATGTTCAATATGAGCATGGTACCATTACTTCATTTAATGATAGATATATTTTTATTGATTTTAGAGGTAATGGATTGGGACAAGCATGTAAGTATCATAATGTATTGTTAGCCCCCACGGTTTTACCTCCTCACATTTGTAGGCTTCCAGAATATAACTAATTAAATCTTATATCATGTTGTATGTTAGTATTGATATTGAAACAAGTGGGTTGAATCCTAAGAAAGATCAAATCCTATCATTTGGAGCAATCATTGAAGATACAAGTAAAATGTTATCATTTGATGATTGTCCTAAGTTTTATGCTACTGTTATTCATAGACGTATTAAAGGATCTCCGAAAGCATTATTGATGAATGTAGATTTAATTAAAAACATTTCGAATTATTTAGAAAATGAGGATTATTATAAGTTAAAGGATTTACATAATGTTCACCTTAATTGGAATTACATTTTCGTAGAATATTTTTCATTGGCTTCATCTTTTACTTCATTTTTACATGCTAATGGAATTAAAGCTGATTGTAAATCTAAAAAATATGTTATAAATGTAGCTGGAAAAAACTTTGCTATGTTTGACATGTTATTTTTGAATAATGTTCCTGGATGGAAGGAATCTATTTATGTTAATAAAAGAGTGATTGACCCCGCAATTTTATATTTTGATGTAATGAAAGATTCTGATATGTTGCCTTCTTTAGATATATGTAAGATGAGAGCTGATATGGATGATGATGTTAGTCATAATTCTTTATTGGATGCATGGGATGTTATTCGACTAATAAGACATTTCGACGAATAAGACATAAATTTAAAATGCAAGCCATAAACTCTAACCAAAAAAAGAATCGTGATTTGCATCTTTATTTTTCGGTTTCAAAAAGTTAATAGTAATAAGAGATGATTGAGGTATATTTATAATTATACACAAAATGAATACTAAAAGGGTTAGAATCTCAACCTGTTCACAAACAAATATAAAAATGTTGTACAGAGAAATAAAAAATAACAACCGTAAAGTTCAGATATTTAGACAAAAAAGCCTAATACAAAAAGGGTATGAATACTTTTTGCAAGTGCTTACAAAAGGTATGTTTGGGGATTGGGTGGTTAATACAAACTACAAGCAAAAAATAGAAATAAATTCTGAACAAGTTGCCATAAGAGTAGCTAATGAATTTCTTGACGATGGTAGTTAAGGTTCTATCTATTGGTTTACGACTTACTTTCAGTAGCGTATTTATATTACTAAAATTAAATTAAAATATTATGGATGAAAGAGATTGCAAAGCTATAAATAATGAATTAGTCGATACAGATAATCCTAATCGACTATTTGAGATTAAAATGGAAATTAAGAAGTCAAGACACGAAATGTATGAAAAATGTTTTAGTAATCTAGCAAAGCCTATCGTTAAGTTTTTTACTGATGATTGGTTTGTTTTAAAAAGATGATATGAAAAGTGTAATTATTGGAGACATTCATGGTAGAACATCATGGGAAAAAATTGTTGAAAAAGAAAATGATGCAGATAAATTTATATTTGCAGGAGATTACTTTGATACACATGAATCTATAAGAGTTATAATTCAATTAGATAATTTTAAACGTTTAATTGAATTTAAGAATAAATCAAAGGCAGATGTTATTATGTTAATTGGTAATCATGACTTTCATTATATGCCTTTTGCTAATGAGACATATTCAGGACATCAAAGAGGACATCATTATACTATTCAAATGTTATTAATGGAAAATATAAAAGAGTTATCTATGTGTTATAAGATGGATAATTTTTTATTTAGTCATGCCGGAATTAGTTATAAATGGTTGGAGTATTGGGGTAAGAAGATGAAGGTGGATATGAATAATGATATTGATGTTATTGTTAATGATTTATTTATTAATTCCCCCCGAGCTTTTAAATTTGCAGGGTGGGATCCTTACGGAGACAGTGTTGAATCTTCTCCTATATGGATTCGGCCTAAGTCATTACAAGAATCTAATTATGACACCTTTAGGAAAAAATACATCCAGGTTGTAGGACATACTCAACAAAAAAACATAGATATTAAGGGAGTAACTACAGGAGGTAGATATTACTATATTGATACTCTAGGTACCAGTCAAGAATATTTAATTATCGAAGATGGAAAAGTCGGTTCGGGTAAATTAATAGGTAATTACAATCGCAATGAAGATTCTTGTAAACTATTATAGGTTTTTAAAAAGTGATTTTTATACTTTATAAATTTATATAAAAACATGAATAAAGATAGTTTTAAATTTATAGTAAAAAAATACTACGAAATCACCTATTATATATACGACTTATATTTTATCGGTTTTGATATTACAGATAATAAAAAATTTCCAATAAATAATTTAGTTTATGATATGTTTATCGAAACTATGAAATCTCAATACAATGAAGAAGGATTAGAATGGATATCATGGTATATATATGAGTATTCTCCACCTGATGAGTTAAATTTTGAAAAATGGATGTATCCAGATAAAGAACCAGGTGCTTGGGATGTCGATGGTACTCCAATATGTTATAATATTGATTCATTATATGATTATATAAATGAGCATTGTAAACTTGTAAATAAATAATGAATATGATAATTAAATCAAAAGTTGTTCATTGTAAAAAAGAAAAATATGATGTATATATTGGAAGACCTAGTAAATGGGGGAATCCTTTCACGCATAAACAAGATGGAAAAACGCTTGCTAAGTATGTAGTGGAAGATAGGGATGCTGCTGTCAATGCTTATAAGGAATGGATTACAAATGGAGAAGGAAAACATTTATTGGATGATTTACATGAATTAAAAGGTGGAAAAATTCTTGGATGTTGGTGTAAGCCACAAGCATGCCATGGAGATGTTTTATTGGAATTGTTAAATAAATTAACTCTCTAAAAGCCATCTTTATGTGCCGTTATTCTTAAAATTATGACAGGAGTACAAACTCCTATCCGGTGTAATGATATTGTTTAACTTAAATTTATTATTATGTACATTTTAATTATTTTATTCATTGTTGTAATTGGTTATATCCCCGCGATAATTCTGTATTACTATATTAAATCCTATGTGACTTATAAAATAGGATTTTATAAATTAAGAAAAAAGTTTGGGTCGATGTCAAGCAGAGGTGCAAGATATAAATTTCCTCCCGTAGCCTTCAAAGATATCCTAAGATGTTTCTCTAATGACAGAGAATATAGATATAACTACATAGGTGTTTCCTGGAACATATTTAAAGAAGAGACCGATTTATATGAATACTTAGAAAATTTTATTATATTTGTTGCAAAAAAAGCTAAACCATGGTGGTGTCCTGCCTTCGTGTTGAATCTTCTTCATTTGTTTGCTAATGATAACTCAATAGTAAGATGCAGAGACCAACACTTGCATTCTGCTTTTAAATATATTACTAAAGGATTATTTATAACTGATATAAAAATAAAATACGGTACACTCAGAGTATATGGTTATTTTTCTAAAGAAGTAGACGATGAATTAAAAAAAGTAGAAAACTTAATTAACCCACATCTAGAAGCTTATTAACATGGTTATAAAAGACAAAAAAGAATATCTTAAAAATAGATTTGCTAATCTATCTGAAGAAAAAAAAGAAGAGCACAGAAAAAAAAGACTGGCTGATTATCATTCAATGTCTGAATATGCTAGACAAAAGGAAAGAAAACGAAGGCAAAAATATTACATAAAAAACAAAGAAAAATTAATTGAAAAACAAAAAGAGTACTATGCTAAAAATAGAGAAATATATGTAGAGTACGCCAGAAATAAAAGAAAGAGAGAAAAAGAATTAAAAAAATCTCTAATTAATTTGGAAATTACGAAATAATTGCTTATCTTTGTGCCATTAAATCATAGTTTATGAAAAATGAAAATAGTGTTTGTTTCGTGTCCGTGATAAATGATATTCAATCTATTCCGGATGCTGATAATATAGAATTGGCTACTATAAACGGCTGGAACTGTATTATAAAAAAAGGTTCTCACTCAATTGGAGATTTAGTTATTTGTGCTATTACAGATGCTATGATACCTTTAGAAATTTCAGAGAAATTAGATATAACCAATTATCTACGTAACAAAGAAAGGGTTAGGACAATTAAGCTAAGAGGTGTTTATAGTGATTGCTTAATTATGCCTATTGACTTGATTCCAGAATGCAATAAGAAAGATGGAGAAGATGTAATGGATGTTCTTAAAATATATAAATATGAGCCTCCAGCTAAAATGATTAACTTGTCAAATGGAAAAAAAATAAAATACTGTGAAAATCCAAATTTTCCTATTTATTATAAATTCCCCAATTTTAAAAATGTTCCCAATATTTTTGACGAAAATGATTATGTAGAAATCACTAGAAAAATACATGGAACAAACGCAAGATATGGAATTGTAAAAAAGAGTAAGTTGTCCTTGTGGAATAAAATTAAAAAGTTTTTTGGTTTTGAACTAGGTTTGGATGAATACGAATTCGTAGTAGGTTCTCATAATGTAGAAAAAGGATCTGATAGCCAAGGTTTTTATGATACTAATATTTGGTATGATATTGAAACAAAATACGATATCAAAAGTAAACTATGGAACCTTGTTAATAAAAATTCTAGAATAGGTGAAATGAGCATAGGGACCGGTTTTATAATATATGGTGAAATATACGGAAAAGGAATCCAAAAAAATTATGAGTACGGATTAGATGACATACAACTTTGTATTTTTGATATCGAATTAGATAAAAAATATTTAAATTTATCTGCTACTAAACATGTAACTGAAAAATATTTAAAATTACCTTATGTTGAAGTCCTATATAAAGGACTTTACTCAGAAGAAATAAAAAATTCATTTGTATTCAATAATTTTATAAACAATACTAAAGTTCCTCACGAAGGTATTGTTATAAAAGCTGTTGATGGAAATAGATCGAAAGTAGCTAAAGTAATAAACCCAGATTATTTAATATACAGTGAAAAAAATAATGTCGGGGATTCACACTAATCAATCACAATTATATCACAAAATATGAGAAAAGTTTATGTTAATTTATTAGTTTTATTGTTTTTCTTAATAACAAATTGTATTGGGTCTTTAATGGTTATGGTATGTTGGAATTTTTCAATTGCTGATTATTTTGAATTAAAAGATTTATCTTTCCTTCAATCTTTTGGATTCTATGTCATGTTAAGAATTATCCTAGACAATCCTATAAATATAGAGGTGACAAATCAGTTTGAAAAGGACAAATAAAATAATCAAGTATGAGTCCTTTTTACAAAAAAATCATATTTATTTAAAAGATATTATGGATTCTAAGAAAATAGACTCGGTTAAATTTGGAAATCAACCAGAAGAGTATGTAAGAAAGATTGAGAAAGATGAATACGGAACTCTTGAAAAAGCAAAAGATTCTGGTATGATAGACGAATTTATAAAAAAGTTCCATCCTCCAAAGAATTCTTCCGATACCACAAGGAATGAACTTGAACATCTTAAAAAAATTTCTGATAATGTTACGGATAAAGAAAGAAGTATGTGTTTTTATATGGAGCATCATCATTTAGATTTCTTCGTGAAAACGGCGGAAAAATTGGGTATTAAAGGTGTAGACCGGAAAAAAGTTAACTCTTGGTCTGATGAGGCTTTTCCTATAGTGTACTACCTTAAAGATTACTTCAATAGACCTAGGCCAAACGAATTAGCCGGAGAGTATGGTATTAAGCTGCATCCTATAACTAGAACAGATGCAAATTCAGCTGCCTATCCTTCAGGGCATACCATGGATTTCCTAGTTATGATTTACCAATTAATGAAATTGAAACCATCATCTAGAAAATATTTTGTAAATCTCTACAATAAAATAAAAGATGTTAGAGAGTTATCAGGAGTTCATTATCCGTCGGATGGAGATGGAAGTGAAGAATTGTTCAAATTAATGTTGAAATACAAAATAATATAGTTATATTTGCACAATAAACTTAATTGGTTTATTACACAAAATTTAGTTTACTAAAAAGTTTCAACCAATGAAAGCAGAATTAATTGATTTTATGGGAAGTGATCTTAAGATTGCTAATGTTGCTAGAGTTTCTTATGACAAAGATGCTTCAAATTATCTAGATAGCCAAAATGAAAATTTATTAGAGTTTTTATGGGAAGAAGGGCATGTATCTCCCTTTAGACATGCGCAATTGCAATTTAGGATATCGTGTCCACTATATGTAGAAAGGCAGCTAAGAAAGCATGAAATTGGCGTTGAAGTTAATTTACCAATAGAGAATATGTCTGTAAATTCTATATCAGGAAGATATGTAGATTTCTCTGATTTTTATTATGCTATTCAAACATTTAGATTACAGTCAAAAGATTCAAAGCAAGGTAGTGGTGAAGATTTAGATGAAACAAGTAACACAATAGCTAATATTATTCAAGATGATATAATAGATAATGCTAAAACAGCTTATCAAGAGTTAATTGAATTAGGAGTAAGTAAAGAACAGGCTAGGTCGATACTTCCTCTATCTTTGGAGACCACCTTTATTTGGACTATGAGTTTTTTAGCTTTTATACACTTAGTTAAATTGAGAATTAAGAAAGATGTTCAAAAAGAAACTAGAGATTTAGTTGCAGATATGTTGGAACAAGTAAAAAACATGCCAGGTAATCCTTTTAAGAAATCTTTAGAACTCTTGGAAAGAAAAGAAGAAGCGTTTATTGTGACAAATAATAACGGAGATATTATATCTGTATTTACTAGTCTACGAAAATTAAAAAAACATTTCTCGAATAAAGGTTGGATTTTTGATAAAACTTCTTTATCTTTGCAGAACAATTTTAAAACATTATTTATCACAAAAATAGGATTAGACGGAAGTTATGAAAAGATCTAAAGGTATTTTTTACATTGAAGGAGTTATAGGAAGCAAAGAGTATGCTTCTGTATTCAGAAAAAATCTGTATGGTAAGGAAAATTATGATAAGACTATAATTTTTGATGAAATCATGCATAAAATAGATGGAGAAATAAGAATAGAATCTTTAGTTTACCCGGGAAAAGATGCTAAGATAATTCAGCAAAATGAGTTTGACAAGAAAGGAATTAAAAAAATTGGACTTGTTTCGGATAAAATAGAGAATGTATATTTTCTATATCCTCCTACAGGCTGGTATGATAGCGAAATACATTTAGATGAGCATGGAGAAGTTGAACAAGTCATTTTTGATTTCAAGTATTTAGATTCAGAGAATCCAAACGATATAGACGATTTACTATTCTTTGATTCAAAGTATCTTCGTCTATTTATAGACAGTTCTCTAAAAGTAAAAGACCGTTATAAATTCACAAACTTAAATTTATTATGTTACAATCACCAAATTTAAAAAGGGATTTACCTAAATTTATCATTGTCTCTACGTCTTATTTAGCAGAAGAAACATTTATATTTGAAGCAGAGAACGCAAAAGGCCATCCTAAAACAACAAGATGGGGAGGGATTGAAGAATTAACCGGATTAGCAAAAAGATGGGGAGATAAAAATTGGGAATCAAAAGAAGATGTTATTAATTCTTATTCGTCTGGTTCTTACGTTTGTATAGAAAAAAAAGTGCCGAATTTTTATGACGCTTATTTATATATGTTAAAAAATAACTAAAATGAAAAAAGTATTTGTTTTTATGTTTTTGTTGTTGAGTTTAAAGGGTTTTTCCCAGTATTACAATTTCAACAACCCTGTTAGAAAATCAATTGACAGTATTATTTGTATAACCATAGAATACAAAAAAAGAGCTCCAGCTCCTTGCAGTATAGAAATGGACACATACGAAGTTCCTATTTACATGATTAGAGTTGGACTATATGACAGATCCATAAAGTCAGGTCCAGAAATAATTAAAATAAAATTAGGGATTCAGAATTATTACTACTATGCTCGTATGTATAATTCTTATGGCAAAGCTGCTATCGATTTAGAAAAATTAAAGAGAGTTGGTTTCTGTGATGCTTTTATCACATCTCCTCCAATAGAAATTAGTGGGTTCTCATTTTTCCTGGAACAAGGTGGTTATGCTAGCAAATTTAAATTTAAATAACAAAAAAGGCCTGCTTTTAGCGGGCCTTTTACATTTATTTTTTTATGGAAACACCTTTAGAACATATTTTATATTGGGCGGAAAAAAAGAAAGACCAATATAATACATTATCGGAAGTGTCTAATAATCCTTCTTTTTATTTAGGTAGATTAGATGTACTATTAGAGTTAATAGCTTTGATTTATAAAAAACTACCAGAAGAAAAAGAAATGATTGAAAATGCTTATGAAAATGGTAAAACAGGGGATGGTAGAGGTAGCCACTACTATGAATCCCTATTTAATCAAGATTCTTAAGTAAGTAAGTCGTTTGGTATATTAAACTTGCTATTTCGTCACAGATATTTCTAAGATATGTGTCTTCGGGTAAGTCTTTAACTTTATTATCTACATAATTGGATAGAGTTCCAAAATATTTTACAATATCATCATCTGTTTCTATATTTTTGATACTTCCAGGCACTTTAATATCTTTTATAATACCATATTTACCTTGATATGCTTCTGCCAAAGAATCTACGAGGTCTAAAATAGTATCATAATATTTATTTAAGGCTTTATGTTTTGCGTAAGATGATGTTTGTAAATGATAAATTCTTGTTTGGGTACTAGAATGTAGTAAAAATCCAATATATTCGTTTATCATAGTTTTTTTATATAAGTATTATTTATTTTCTATTTCTGAAATTAAATTTTGTATATAGAATTAAAAATCTGATGAATTACTAAAGTTTTTATGTGCTTTTATATTGTTCACCCTAGTAGATATACTTTTTATATGTCTAAGGGATTGATTACTTTTTCTTATAATTCTTCCTTTTTCTCCATCTCCTAGTATCTTAAGGATACACGGGTTAGATTTATTTATAAATTTTGAATTAGAAAATCTATCACCTTCAAAAATTGCTATTTTATTCTGTTTTTTTATATAATTTTTTATACAATCTTCAAATTTATTTTTTGCATATCTTCTATCTATATCCTAGCCAAATTTAGTATAATTTTTTCTAAAAAAATCATATAATTTAAATACATCTATATTATCTAAGTCTAGGAATTCTTTATATATTAAATAAGTACTTACTACATTCTAAGTGCATCCATTTATAAAGGAGAACCAAAGTTTTTGATTCATACTCATATTTAATGATTCAAAAATATATGGAAATGCATAATATATGGCTCCTGCGTGAGCCTTGTTTTTTAAGTGAAATTCGTAAAAGTCCAAAAAAACTTTTCTTCTATTTTTTATATAAATTACTTTGGCTTTATAGAAAGACCCTTGGGCATTTCTACAATACTATTTTTTAATTTTTCTAATTTTTCCTCTGATATTGTGTGCGGATTCTTAGGATTTGGTTTTATATCGGATAATTTCATATTGTACTATGCTTTTGCTAAATAAAAATCAAGTAATCTAACTAAGACTTCTTCATGATCTACGCAACCCTCTTTATCCATAATATCATTTATTGAATCAATTGTAGTATCATAATCGTCAGCATCGAAATTTATTTTCAATGTCTTTAACTTATGTACAACTAAAGCATCCGGATTTTTTTCTTTAAACATTGAATCTATAAACTTTTTATTGAATCCTAACAAGTCAATATCCATTTCACTCTTAAGTATAATATCAAATTCATCTTTCAACATATCATAATCCCATTCTCCGGAAAGCGCTATTTTATTATCCGCTATGATAAATGCTCTCTTATTATCTTCGGTGAGATGGATTAGACGTATAATAGGAACTTCTTTTAATTTATTAAATAGTGCTGCTCTATATCTACCATGTCCAGCTATTATTTCATTGTTTTCATCTACAATAATGGGATTAACAAAACCAAATTCATTAATACTGTTGGCAATCTTCTCTATTTGAACTTCGCTGTGTATTCTCGAATTATAATTTGATTCTTTTATTTCATCTATTTTGACAATTTCTATATTTAATTTACTCATGATGTCTTTCATTGTAATGTTCAATCAATAATCTTATAACTTCAGAATTAGCTTTTAGGTCGTTCTCATTCATTACTGTCTTGAATTTCTTCATCATGTTTGTATAATCTTCTATGTTATATGAGAAGACAATGCTTTTTTTATTTTTAGATGCAGGAGAAGATTCAGATTTATTTGTGGATAAGATGTCAGTATCATTTTGAAAAGATTCATTAAGCATTTCAAAATCTTCATAATCAAATCCCATGGCCATTGCATCTATGTCAATAGAATTGAGATATTCTAATTCATCGCTTAGTTTTGTGTAGTCCCATTCCCCTAATTCTGTTAATTTATTATCTGCTATGGAATAAGCTCTTATTTGATCATCTGTTAAATTCTCAATGCGGATACATGGGATTGATTCTATATGTAATGCCTTAGCTGCTGTAAATCTAGCATGTCCAGCAATAATCATGTTTTTTTTATCAATGAGAATGGGAATGTTAAACCCAAACTCTGTAATGCTCTTCATTAATTTACCTATCTGCTCATCCGGATGTATTTTACTATTTCTTGGATTCTCCGATAATCTATTTACATCTATATATTCAATATTATTCTTCATCTTTTAATGTTTGTGCTCTTCTTTGTCTATATATTTCTTTATCTTTTCTTTCTTCATATTTTTTTAAAGCTCTTATGTTTCCACTTTTAGCTTCTTCAAATAGTTTCATGTCTATGACGTAGTCTGCTTTATCTATTCCTTTTTTGTATGCTCTATATACTTCACTATTTTTATTATAAAATTCGTTGCTAAATGTTGTTATTTCAGATGTAGGAATGTCTAATACATTTATTATTTTTTCTAATGAGTATCCTAATGTTCCTACTCCTACTATTCTTCTTAAAAAATCTTCATCATTATAATTCATGTTGTTTATTTATTTTTAAGATTCATTTCTTAATTCTTTTCTTTTAACTCTTTCTTTATATGCTTTTTTCATTTTCATTGATTCTTTTTTGGATTCTTCCCAATCAGCTCCTAATATCTGGTGCATCCATTTCCAATAATCCCCGCCCTTTTTTTTAACTAACCATTTCTCATATTCTTGTCTTCTTAATACATCTTCTTTTCTACATTCTTTTATAAACACATCATAAATGAATGCTTCATCTTTTCTCATTTTTTCATGTCTTCCGAATGGAAAATAATAATACATGGCATCAATTAAAAAATATATTCTATCTGCGGAAGAAATATCATTAAATGTTTTGGAATCTACAACAAATGCAAACAATCCTTTAATTGCATCTAAATGTAGTTTATCCCTGCGGCGAATTAATCTATCACTATAATCAGCACCTTCTTCCGCTATAATCTGTAAATACTTATGAAAATTATCTAAATCTTTTCGTAAATACCTCCTCAAATAATCAGTAATAATAATACCACTCATGTAAAACTATTTTTTAAAACATCTAAAAAATTTAGTGTAGCATCTTTTAATTTATATAATATAGATTTACCGAGATTCTCATTAATCATTCTAGGCTAAGTCTTAATAACTTTACTAAAATCTATTTTAACCTTTTTAAAATCTTGTTTTAATTTTTTTATCGCATCCACTATCTGTGACAAATTTTCGCTAATAATAATTTTTTCACCTTCTGAAGTAGTCATTTTTAATTTATAAGCATCCCCTGGAGGTATTGTAGTTCTAAAACCTGAGGCATCCATAAATTCTTTAGATTTAGTAGATGCTTTTCTCGGTTTTTTTGTTTCCGGATTCTCTATTTTAGAATCTACTTCTGTTTTTTTAGGTCTTCCCATAATATTTGCTTTTATTATAAATAGTGTTATTTTGCTATAAACTTACTCTTTTGTATAATTACACATTAATAACGATTATTTGTTAAAGGTTTTAGATTGTAGTATAATTCTAAATCTTTTTCCGCTAAACATTTTATCAGTCTTTTAGATCCTTCACTATGACTTAATTTATGTGAATCTGATGTATTCAATCTTTTTAATTCTGTAAATGGAATACTTAATTTATTACATATATCCCTAAAATCTTCATCTAAAAATTCTGTTCTTCCAATAAAATTAATGGGTTTATCTATCCAAGATACTTGAGTTACATGACTATCCATTATATTTTCATTTATAGTAGGATAAAACCAAAAATCATTGAGTAATTGAATTATAATTATGTGCTTTTCATATAATGTGTAATTAACAGGTTCGGGTAAAGTATTATCATCTGTCAATATTAAACCTAAACTTTTTTTTGCTAGTTCACTATCTTTATCCCATGAATAATTCAAAAGATCCGAGTAGTAGGATTTGTACCACTGATAAGGCTCTCGAATGAAAGTAAATTTATAATAAGAGTTCCATATTGTATGACCATGCTGTTCTAGTAATTGAGAACATGTGTCGTGCCCATACGGAGGTTTATCCCCTGATGAAATACAATCCGGGTCAACTTCTTTTAAATATGTCTCTACACTAGTTGAACCGGTCTTTGGAATTCTTATGAAGATACATTTATATTTGTGAGATATAATCATGATATACAATGTTATAAACAATTATTTAACGTAAAAATTAAAAAAATAGTTGCGTAAGTGGATTGTTTTTATTATATTTGCGCTTATTATTACTATTTAAAACACGAACACACTATGGAGACTATTTTTAGACTGAGATTTAGAGCGGAAAAAAGTTTTGCTGAATTAAAAAAAGGAGAAATCATTGAGGTATTTGAGAACATATTTGATAATGACAATAAGGATTTAGGATATGTTTATACAGGAACACATAGAGGATTTTCTCTCGAATCCTGTGATGCATGGACTGGCTTTAGGGACTCTTTAGGGAATAGAATCTACGAAAATGATAACATACTTAGTAGATTTATTGGTGATGATTACAAGCTATATATAAAGCTAGAAAGGGTAAGATGGAATCCAATCACTTTACAATTTTTCTGCGGGGACTATCCATTATATAGATACCAAGAACTCAAAAGATTAAATATCATTAGTAACATAACAAAAGATAAACTAAAGGAGATACAAAAAATAATAGGACATAATTTCTCTAATGAAGATTTAACTGATTTAATATGCCCTTTTGAAGTCATGGGAAATATTTATGACCTGTCAAAAGATATAGATGGTAAGGAAGACAAATTCTTTATACCTCTTTCCAAAAAAATAAGAAATCCTAAAGAAACAGAGACTTATGATCCTGTTGTTTAAATACTTCTCATCATATCTACTATTTCATCCTGCGGGAAAATATCCCATTTGCCGGACATGATAACATTAGTATGAGAGAATACACCTTTCACAAGACCTTTCTTTACGTCATCTTTATAATCTAAAGCTATAAATGGATCTTGTGAATTGAAATATGTGTGTAGCCCGCTTTTTAAATCAATAGAATGATCGTTAGATATTTTTATAAGTAATTTTTTCAATGCAGATATTTGATTGTCAGAATATTTATGGAAATATCTAAATCCTCTAAAATCTTTCTTCAATGTTACTACTTGACTTGGGTGCACTTCCCTTCTTGTATAGGTGTAAAATTTAGTACCCTCTTTTGTTAGGTATCCGAAATTACATAATTCAATCCCTACTGATCTTGAATGCATGTAAGTAGCTCCAATGCCTAAATGATAAGCATAATACTCTTTTGGAAATGCTTCAACAATAATACCATCGTATTTATGGGAAACATTTGTAATATTTTGTCCACCTATAACATATTGAGTTCCTACTCTACCCCTAGTATCTGTAGCCCATCCATTTATAACATTATATGGATTATCCCATCCGGCTGTATGATGTAGGAAAATATACTCTTTTTTTGTTTCTGTTTTTATATATTCCTTTTCGGGCATATGTCTTCTATCAATAACTAAATCGCCGGACACTTCTACTCTACTTAGAAAATCAGTTGTGAGTTCTCCTTCGAAAATAAGGTTAACCGTATAATCATCTAATTTTCCGTCGGGATAAACTTCATTACTTCTTTGCACATTCTTTACTGCTGCTTCAGTTAATGAATCATATTCTCCAGTCTTAGTAAATCCAAAAAACTCTTGAATTTTTTTTATTAATTCCATGTCTTGCATTTTATTACATTATTTTAAAATCGAAAAAATATATAAAACATTTACCTCTTTCCTATTGACATTGCAGCACCAACCAATCTTCCAATGCCTCCTACTTTTCCTGACTTAGGTTTTCTACTATAATACCCTTCATCTGTTTTCTTAAATGCATTAGGATCATTCTCTAATTCATTTGACATATACTGACATAAAGTTGACATGTAATCATGAGCTTTTGTTATTTTAGATTCTACCCATTCTGGTAAATCATCTCTTTCATTTATCATCTTATGAATCTCTAAAGCATATTTCATAATGTCTTTAGCTTGATATTTTGCCATCTTACCTTCTTCCGCATTCTCCACATCATTAGGTTTTACATCCGACATTGCATTTTCTTTTTTTATGTTTAATAATTCTTTTAGTTCTTGGATATCTTCTTTTGTCAATTTCGTAAATTTCTCAATTTCTTTATCTGACATATTTTTAGCTACATCTTCTACATTCTTTCCTACATCCGCTGCCGACATTTTTTTATCTTTATATGCTTTTACTAACTGAAAGAATTTTTGTTGTTTTTCTGATTTTGCTGGCATTTTGTTTTTTTATTATGTTATATAAATTATGCTGTAAAGGAACCTGCTCCTGTAAAAGTATGAATAGTAGAACCGGACCATGTTGTAGCTATGCCTCCTATTCCTTTTGGTCCTCCGTAATACTTTAAGATTACTATACCCGAACCTCCGGCACCCCCTCCAAAGAAAGTAGTGTTGAAAGAACCACCACCACCGCCTCCACCTGTATTTACTGTACCAGCGGTTCCATTTGAGTTACTATTCCCTGTACCACCTCCTCCAACACCACCTGCGGCAGCCGTGCCTCCATACTCTCCACCTCCACCTCCTCCTGCGTATGAGGTTATAGGTCCTGTGAATCTAGTTGTAGCTCCTGCGCCTCCTGTACCCGCGGTTGGCTGCCCTGCGCCTCCGTTAACCATAGCGCCACCGCCTCCGCCTGCTCCAAGATTGCTTGAAACAGTGTCTCCACCTCTTTTCCCTTGTGGACTATTACCGGCTCCTCCTGTGGATCCTACTGTAGCTCCTCCACCGCCACCGGAACCTCCTGAAAGACCTGAGTTATTAGTAACGAAAGCTCCACCTCCTCCACCGCCTATACATACTATTATATCTGATATACTAGAGTTATTTCCACTTAAACCATTTACATCACCAGGACCTGCTGAGTTTGGTGTTGCTGCTGCTCCTGCACCTATCGTTATTGGATAAGTTCTATTTTTTTGCACAACCAAGGATCCTGAGAGAAATCCGCCGGCACCTCCTCCTCCTCCTCCACCTTGACCACCACTACCTCCCCCGGCAACTACTATATATTCTATTGTATAAGACCCCTCCGCAAACGAAACCCAGCTAGTTCCGCTGTATATTTCGGCTACTCCTAATGTTGTATTATATCTTATTGAACCGGGAGGGGAAAATATTCTTTGTCCAGTTGTTCCTACAGGTATTTGTAAATAACCTGTTGATTGGATTCTAATATTACTTCCTGTCTGAAATAAAGAACTAGAAGCTATAAAATTCTTACCTTGATATACTGGTATGTATGCATTAACACCACTTCCAGATATAATAGACGGTTTATTTGTTATACCTGCGAAAGATATTTGAGATGAACCGGAAACTAAAGTAGGTCTATTTCTAAGTCCTGTAAAAGAAACTTGGGTAGATCCGGAAATAACATTTCTAGAATTTATATAATTTAGAGTATCTGTATTAGTATAGGATACAACTCCGGACAATTGAGAGCCATCTCCAATAAAAGAACCTGTAAATATCCCAGTTAATTTTTCTACTTTCATTTTTTAATTTTTTATTTTTATACAGCACTACCTGAGAAAACTAAAGTATTCCATCCTCTACCATCAAATCCTCCAAATCCTGTAAATACTTCTACTCTTCTAGTTTGAGTATTAAATCTTATAGATCCTGTTTGTGGTAAAGCAACTCTTTGAGCGGTAGATCCTATTGGGAGGATTCCAGAGTTATTATCGTCAGATAAACCTGTCCATCTACTACCATAGTACTCCATTCTATCTCTACTCGTATTATATCTAATCATGCCCCTACCTGCAAGCTCCGGTCTTTGTCCTTCCGTACCAGCAGGTAATTGTATTGCGTCAGTCGCTGATACAACAAAGCCTGTTGTCGGATTTAATGAATTTAAAGACGTTTTTTGAACAGACTCCATAACTCTTTGAATACCTGTTCTAGCAACGGCTACAAAAGAACTATTTCTAGGAGACCATACGACGGATGTCCATTCGTTTTGTCTAGGAGTTGCTAAAGATACCCAGGTAATCCCATCTCGGGAATACATGCTCCTATTAGTCCCACTACTAGCTACAGCCATAAACATTAGTATGTCCGGAGACCATGTAATAGATTTCCAGCTATTTTGCTCTGCTGCTAATCTAGCAATCCAATTTATACCATTAGTTGAGGTCATAACTCTATTTACACCATCTGTGGAAACCGCTGCAAATAAACCTAATTCAGGAGACCATGCGATTGAATCCCAACTATTTTGTTGAGCTGCTGATCTAGTAGCCCATGTTATTCCATTAGAAGAAGTCATTACTCTATTTGTACCGTCACTAGACACTGCAACAAATAAAGACAAAGAAGGAGACCATGCTACAGAAACCCAGCTGTTTTGCTCGGCGGCGGTTCTAGATGTCCATGTTACTCCATCAGAAGAGGTCATTACTCTACTTGTTCCTGTACTCGAAACGGCTACAAACAAAGCTAATTCAGGCGACCATATAACAGATTCCCATGCGTTTGATTCAGGTTCTTGTATTCTATTCCAATTTATACCGTTTGATGAAGTTCTAATTCTTCTAGTACCTGTTTTTGATACTGCAACAAATAGACCTAGTTGCGGAGACCAAGTAACTGAAGACCATTGATGGTTTGGAGTATATCTGAGTCCAAATTCCACATCTCTTATCCCGCCAGTAGGAGTAACGGAATTAAAAGACGTGTCAAATCCTAAAGATCCGGATAGATTTCTTTGTACTCTTCTTACTGTAACTCCATCTCTTAAATAACTCACGTATGTTCCATCATATTCTATTCTAAGTACTGTAGTTGATGTATAAGTATTAAATGAAGCAGAAAGATTACTCACCACACTACTCTCATATATTTGGAGTGTCCCATCAATAACATAAAAAGCGTAATCTATAGACTCATAATTTGCAGATACCGCCGGATCAGTATTTAATCCAAACATCAGAGATCCTACGGTTGATTGTGCACTATATCTTGCTTGAGTGTATACCAATCTAGGGTATCTCTCCGAAGAATAAACAGAGGCATTAAAGGCAGTTGTACCCGAAGTTTTTCTAAAATGATTACTTCCAGACTCAACTACTCCTGTGCCTAAAAAATTTCTAGTCCAAGTTATAGGCTCGTCTAAACTTGCCGGAATCCAGTTGGTAGCATCTGTAGAATATGCTATAGGGTATAATCCGGACTCTGCTACTGCAACATATCTTTCTAATTGTGGAGACCATGTTACAGATGTCCAATTATTATCTTCTATACTACCAGATGCCGAAAATATAAGATTCTTTAATCCTTGTTCATTGTTATTAGTAAAAGCTGTGTCTAAGGCTAGGGCATGTCTAGTATTTCTAAATACAGATCTTTGAACTACTCCTGCTTTTTTATAAATTACATTAGAGCCCGCAAACTCAATACTGTGTTCTGTATCTGTTGTGTGAGTTCCAAAGGTACCGACAAAAGTAGTTCCTTCGTAGATTCTAGAAGATCCTGTAGCTAATAACCATGCGTAATCTATACTAGTAAAAAGAGTATTAGCTCTTGGGTCATTATTCAATCCAAAAGCAGCTATTGATGATACACTAGTTGCTTTAGCTGAAACATAAGATGATGTACCATACGCTTGTATAGAATGTAATGTGGCATTATAAGATGATGTAGTAGGAGCAATTTTTAAGTATGTAGAAGGTCCTGCCTTTCTAACATTTTCTGATACTACAATTCCAAAATCATCTCTCATTTCCCAAGTTATCGGAGCATCGTATAATCTAGCTCTAGTTAATGAGGATGTGGTATTATATATTGCATAACTGTTCAATCTTCCAAAGTTAGAACCTATATTTGCATTAGGGACATTTATTAAACCACTACCATCACCTATAAAGGAAGAAGCTCTTAAAGAACCTGTGATACTTACAGAACCGGTAAACTGGTGCCTATCATCTAAACTGTTTCCAAATTTAGATGACCCCGATTTATAAACTATTGACGCGCTTACAAATTCTGTGTGAAACTCTTCTGCTGTTATTTTTCCTGAAACTGTCAAATTTCCAGGAATGGTAGCATTTGCTAATTGAGCGGAGCTACTAATAATCCCTGTTGGTTTGTTTATTATTCCGGAATAAGATACTTGAGAAGATCCTGATATTAAATTTGTAGGTTTATTAGATATGCCGGAATATAGTATTTGAGACGAACCTGATACTATACCTACTGGCTTATTTAAAATATTATTATACTCAGTTATATTATATGAAGTTCCGGATACAATATGACCTCCGGTATTAACTACTGCAAATCCAGAACGAGGATTAACAAATAATACATTAACCGTATTATCGTTTGTTAATATAATCTCATCAGGAATAATTAATTTGTTAGTAGTATCATAAACAGATACTACAACATTTTTAGTATTTAGGTTATGTACTACTGTTGCGTTAGTAGTATTAGTAAAAGATGCAGTATGTGTAAAATCTCCCTCTAGTAAAACTCCTGTTAATCCGCTTCCGTCACCTATAAAACTAGTGGCTCTAACTGAACCTGTAACATACATAGATCCAGTAAATTGATGCTTATCATTAAGACTATTACCAAACTTAGAAGAACCTGATTTGTATATAATAGATGCGCTAACAAATTCAGTAAAATATTCCTCAGCAGTTAATTTACCAGATATAGTTAAATTACCCGGAATTGTAGTGTTAGCTAATTGGGCTGAACTACTAACAAGTCCTGTTGGTTTTCCCGTTAAACTAGCAAAAGTTATATTTGATATTCCAGTTAGTCCACTTCCATCTCCTAAAAATACAGAAGCAGATACCACTCCATGTACTTGTAATTTATGTTTTGGATTTAATGTTCCTATACCTACATTTCCACTACTAGAAACAAATAGAACATTATCATTTATTTGTAATGGATTCTTATTACTATCTATTATTTGTATTGAACTAGATACTGTTAATTTGTCTATTCTCATTTTTATGTATTATTTCATTAGTTATCATTTTGAAACTAATATTTAAACTAAATACCATTCTTGATTTTCTTCACTCCAATTATATGTATTTCCATCATTAGGATAAGGAATTGGAGGAATCCATTGACATGTACTTTCATCTAATATCCATGTACTATTATTTTTTGGAGGAATGAAAGCGTCTAATGTTGAATTATATACATATCCTTTCCCCGCAAAATTTTTTCTAAAGGATCCATTATATGATGTTTGAACCCATATAGTACCCTGTCCAAATAATTTTTTTAAGTATTCTATTCCTATTGACTCGGTTTCAACACCTTGAGGTGTCATTATATCCACATTATTAACTACTACAACTTCTTCAACTATATTATCTAATCCTAATCTTGCAAAATGTGCCATGTTTATTCTTTTTACTATATATAATTATTGATGTTAAAAATCAAATAATGTTATTTATCATAAATAGTTTTTTTTTGTTGTTTATGATATTTATTTCCATGTTTTAAACAAATTAAATAGTTCTCCATGTAGTACCTGTATATATCTCCAATAAATTTGTACTTGTGTTAAATCTAATGGATCCTGCTAGTGGACTTATGGGTCTTTGTGCTGTTGTTCCCACTGGGATAGTCATTGATGCTAAAAATCTAGCCCCGCCCGAAGTTCTACTACCGGAAACAGCAAAAGATCCTGTTAATTGCATATTACCAACTAATTTTATACCAGCTGTACTTTCTTGTATTAAACTACCTGTTACATAGTTAGAACCTTTGAACTTTGCTAATCTACCGTCGGTTCCACTACCTGATATGGATGATATAGCAGAAACAATATGTCCTCCTTTAGATATTACTGCATATCCGGAAGTAGGACCAGAAAAAGTTATATCAACTCTATTTAATGTTGGAAGAGTTATTGAATCAGGGAAAAATAGTCTATTGCTACTATCATAAACTGCTACGTTTACATTTCTAGAATTAAAGTTATGATTTATAGAAGCGCTATATATAGATACAAAAGTTGCTTGAATTGTAGCAACTTCCGATACCGTTATTCCTGTTAACCCGCTTCCGTCTCCAACAAATGAACCGGAAAATAAAGAACCTGATATTACTTTAGCTTTTGAAAAATCTACCTTAGATCCTGATACTAATAATGAACCTGTTATAACCGCGTCTCCGGCAAAAGGAAAACCATCACCACTACTTGTTGGGGGAACATTAGTAAGATTATTATAGTCTAAATAGTAAGAAGGTAGTTGGTTATCTAAAGTTACTGCGTTTTGTAAAGACCCGCTTAGTATATGTCCTCCCTTAGAAACCACCACATATCCGGAAGACAGACCTGAAAATATAATATCAGCTCTATTAAGTGTAGATAGGGTTATTGAGTCAGGGAAAAATAACTTGTTATTCGTATCATAAACTGCTACGTTTACATTCCTAGAATTAAAGTTATGATTTACAGAGGCACTATATACAGAAGTAAAATTACTTTGTACTGTAGTAGCTTGGGATACAGTAATTCCAGTTAGGTTACTTCCGTCTCCTACGAAAGAACCGGAGAATATAGAACCTGATATAGCTTTTACATTAGTGAAATCTACTTTTGACCCAGATACAAACAAAGATCCAGTTATAACTGCTTTACCTGAGAATGGAAATCCAATACCACTCCCTGAAATTGGATATGTTCCTGTAACAATATGGCCTCCTTTAGAGACTACGACATATCCGGAGGATAATCCTGAGAATATTATGTCAACTCTATTGGGAGTAGCTAAAGTTATCGAATCAGGAAAAAATAACTTATCATTATTATCATATACAGCTACGTTTATATTTTTGGAATTAAAGTTATGATTTATAGAAGCGCTATATACAGAATTAAAAGTAGATTGTATGGTTGCTATTTCAGATACCGTTATTCCTGTTAACCCGCTTCCGTCTCCAACAAATGAGCCGGAAAATAAAGAACCTGATATTACTTTAGCTTTTGAAAAATCTACCTTAGATCCTGATACTAATAATGAACCTGTTATAACCGCGTCTCCGGCAAAAGGAAAACCATCACCACTACTTGTTGGGGGAACATTAGTAAGATTATTATAGTCTAAATAGTAAGAAGGTAGTTGGTTATCTAAAGTTACTGCGTTTTGTAAAGACCCGCTTAGTATATGTCCTCCCTTAGAAACCACCACATATCCGGAAGACAGACCTGAAAATATAATATCAGCTCTATTAAGTGTAGATAGGGTTATTGAGTCAGGGAAAAATAACTTGTTATTCGTATCATAAACTGCTACGTTTACATTCCTAGAATTAAAGTTATGATTTACAGAGGCACTATATACAGAAGTAAAATTACTTTGTACTGTAGTAGCTTGGGATACAGTAATTCCAGTTAGGTTACTTCCGTCTCCTACGAAAGAACCGGAGAATATAGAACCTGATATAGCTTTTACATTAGTGAAATCTACGTGTGAACCTGATACTAGTAAAGATCCTGTTATAACCGCACTACCAGAGAAGGGGAAACCGATTCCGCTACCTGAGGATGGAGCTATGAGGTGACCTCCTTTAGATACCACTACATACCCAGAAGATAATCCGGAGAATATTATATCTACTCTATTAGGCGTAGTTAAAGTTATTGAGTCCGGGAAAAACAATTTATTGTTAGTATCATAAACTGATACGTTTACATTCCTAGAATTAAAGTTGTGATTTACCGAAGCGCTAAATACAGAAGTAAAATTACTTTGTACTGTAGCTACTTGAGATATTGTTAAACCCGTTAAACCACTTCCATCTCCTACAAAAGATCCCGAGAAGATAGAACCTGATATAGCTTTTACATTAGTTAAATCTACGTGTGAACCTGATACAAATAATGAACCTGTTATAACCGCACTACCGGAAAATGGAAATCCTACCCCACTACCGGAAGGTATAGCTACTCCTGTTACTAAATGACCACCTTTTGAAATAACAACATATCCGGAAGATAAACCGGAAAAAGTTACATCAACTATATTTGGTGTGGTTAATCTTATTGAATCGGGAAAGAATAGTTTATTATTAGTATCGTAAACTGCTACATTTACATTCCTAGAATTAAAGTTATGATTTATAGAAGCACTTAAAACAGAAGTAAAAGTATGTTGTACTGTAGCTATTTGAGATATTGTTAGTCCAGTTAGGTTACTTCCATCTCCTACAAAAGAACCGGAGAATATAGAACCTGATATAGCTTTTACATTAGTGAAATCTACGTGTGAACCTGATACTAATAAAGATCCTGTTATAACTGCACTACCAGAGAAGGGGAAACCGATTCCGCTACCTGAAATAGGATATACTCCTGTCACTAAATGTCCTCCTTTAGATACAACAGCATATCCAGAAGATATACCCGAAAATCTTAAATCTACTCTGTCCGGAGTGGCTAGAGTTATCGAATCAGGAAAGAATAGTTTATTATTATTATCGTAAACTGCTACATTTACATTCCTAGAATTAAAGTTGTGATTTATAGAAGCACTATAAGTAGATACAAAACTATGTTGAACTGTGGCTACTTGAGATACTGTTAGTCCTGTCAAACCACTTCCATCTCCTACGAAAGAACCGGAGAATATGGAACCGGATATTACTTGTACTTTTGTAAAATCTACTTTAGAGCCGGATACAAGAAAAGAACCCGTTATAACAGCACTCCCAGAAAAGGGGAAGCCTATACCACTACCAGATGCAGGCTCTATTATATGTCCGCCTTTAGATACTACTGCATATCCAGTAGAAGGACCAGAAAAAGTTATGTCAACTCTATTTGGCGTAGATAAAACTATAGAATCAGGGAAAAATAATCTATTGTTATTATCGTAAACTGATACATTTACATTCCTAGAATTAAAATTATGGTATACAGATGCGCTATATACTGCATGAAAATTAGACTTAGCTGTTGCGACTTGAGATACTGTAATACCTGTTAATCCACTACCATCTCCTACAAATGACCCGGAAAATATAGAACCGGATATAGCTCTCACATTGGTAAAATCTACATTAGAACCGGAAATACTCAAAGAACCTGTTATTTTAGCATTACCTATGAAAGGAAATCCAACTCCGTTATTATTTAAAGCGTATGATGCGGTTAGTGCATAAGATGAGGATACAATATTATATAACCTAGACCCGTCTCCCTCTAAAGAACCAGAGAAGTAGCCTGAACCAGAAAAAATAGTAGGAAAAAGTATTCTCATTTTTTAAATTTTATATTTACTTAGTTTAATGTAACAGCTATCCAGTATATTGTATGAGCCGATGTCGGATTAGTTACCCTAAAAAAAGTAGTTGTTATTGATGTTATAGAAATAGCTGCTCCTACGGCAGATGACAATACAACTACCGGAGTATTAGTAAAAGGTGTAGAAAAATTAATATCGCTAGAAGTAGTTCCTATTAAGGTGGAACCTATTTGAATTTGTTTTATTAGTGGATTAATCCAGGATAATGAATTTCCGGTAGATGTTAGAACTTGATTTAAAGAACCTATAGAGTTAGATGAATCCGCTATAGTTGTAGTTTTTAAAGAACCGCTTATAGTAAATTTATGAGTAGGAGATGTTGTAGATACTCCAATATTTCCGCTACCGCTAATGTAAAAATATGAATTACCACCTCTTGTTACATTGACTAAAGATGACGAAGATCCAGATATTTGAAATTTAGATGATGGATTTTTTACACCTATCCCAATATTGTTTCCATTAAAATACATGCCACTTCCAGATATTATGAATGGAGGTCTATTAGATATTGATGGATATGATATTTGAGATGATCCAGATACAACATTTCTAGAATTTATATAACTTAAAGTATCGGAATTAGTATATGATATGACATTCAATAAATTAGATCCGTCACCAGAAAAAGAACCTGTAAAATGTCCTTTAAAATTACCAGAACCCGATATTATAGTAGGATATAAAAATTTCATTTATTAAGGTTTTATTGGCCAATTTACAGATGACATGTCTAAATTATAAGTATTGTCTAATGTTGGATTTGAGTTATTGGGTAAATCTCTTAACTCCTGCATGTAAGTGGATAATTCTATGCTTATTTGCTCACCTCTCGAAATTGATTTTATAACTTCCCAATCTACATCTGCCAATAATTTATTCCTTTCAATGCGAAGTAATCTCATAGGTTCTTCTACATGTAATTCCTCTATTTTATTTTGTATTTCATTTATAGAGGGCTTATATTCATTTTCATCAATCCAATATATATTTTCATAATCGTCTCCTATTATACTATATTGAGCATTCGGAGATAATATTTTTAAAGCATGTTCTATTTGATATTTCATGTTAGCTTATTTTTATCTCTTTTACAATCATATAACTAAATCCTGCCATATCATTAGATGACCTGTTATTTATGTATAGAGCATAAGCAGTTCCGGACCATCCTGCCGTAGCTCTAATATCATAGGTTCTAGCAAGTAAAGTAGAAGATATTTCATGATGTCTAATAGGAATTGTCCATAGTTCATCAGTAGTAGCACTTCCTATATAATTAGTTACTTGCATATTGGGCTCGTTAGAATTTGTCTGTCCAGTAGTAGACACAGTAGCGACACCATCCTTGAAAACCCCATACGAAGATACGTGAGTATTAGAGCTAAGAATTACGCCTTCTATAACAATTAAACTGTTTGAATATTTTGGAGTAATCGTTAATGATAATCCGCTTATAGTAACAGGGGTTAGGCTACTTATTGTTTGACGTGCGGGACCGCTAATAGCATATAGATATTGAACAACTTTAGCATGGCTGTCAGTTATCGCCCCGGATGCTACCATGTTACCTGTTAATTCTATATTGCTACCTACTTGAGCTTGTAATTTGTTTACGCTAAGTGTTCCCATTTCTATGATTTTATTTCAGTTAATATCCACCCATAATACATTGTTTGATGTACTAGATAATTTACGATTGTTCCACCCCATTTTCTATATCTTATTTGATAAGTAACTTGCTCTGTAGTATTAGGCATATCAAAATAAGGTATTTCCATATTTCTCCATGTGTTAGAATCATAAAACCAGCCATAAATAGTTAAGGGGCCAGAACCATTTATAGGTAATATAGGAAAAAAGACATCTTTTCCTATTTTTCTATATAAGGCTACAACTATGGCTTCGGAATTTCCTCCGTGCATCATCGAGGAATTAAACTCTACTTTTATAGTACTGTCTTTATATTTTGGTGTTATAGAAACGGTTAAATCAAGAATGGCTTCATTAGTAGTTGTTGTCTCTATATGAGTGGGACTTGTAGATTGAACATATCTTACTTGTACTATTTCTCCGGGAGATGATTTATTTAAGCTATATGAATTTAAAGATACCGAACCAGATAAATTAATATTTGATTTTATATTTAAGGTGTTATTATATAATGGGTCTATTTTATTTAAACTTGTATTTCCCATATTATACTTTTATTTCTGTTAATATCCAACCATAATATTGTGTAGCATGAACTAAATAATTTGTTGCTGTAGTTGATATGTTTCGGTATCTTAATTCGTAAGTAACTTGTTGCGTTGTTGCAGGTGAATCAAAATATATAGCTTTATAAGGGCCCCAACTACTAGTATGATAAAACCAGCCATAATAAGTTAAAGGATTTGTTTGAGTTATGGCAATTATAGATGTAAATGATCCTGCTCCTATTTTCCTGTATAATGCTGCTACTATTGCGTTAGCTGCTCCGTACATCATGGTAGAATAAAATTCAACTCTTATAATGCTATTTGAATATTTTGGAGTAATTGAAATAGTTGTGGATAATGCTACTTCAGATGTAGATGTAACAGTTATGTGATTTGGATTATAAGTTTGAACATATACTTGTTGAACTATCTCGTTAGCTAATGGAGTAATGATGTTTGTTCCATTTACATTAATTGATCCACTAACATTTAGATTTCCATCTATTGTTATGTTATTATTTAATGATGTTATTTTATCTACAATTAATGTACTCATTTTATTGCTTTTATGCTTATAGATGGCATGTGAAATTGATTTCCTCCTCCTCCATCCCAATAGACAGTTCCGTGTGCATCCATGTTATTAGATGCTCCATATTCTCTCATTTGCAATTTTAATGTTTTCTGGGTTGTCCATGTAGATTGTCTTCCTGTATTATTGTTTGTTATCCCCCCAATAAAAATAGGCCAGGTGAAAGTAAGCAAAGATTCTAAGTATTGTGCAGAGTGGGAAAATCTTGAGAACACTACTTCAACTCCATCTATAAAAAATTTAGCGTGAGATATAGAATGAGCATTAGTACCTTGCCAATATAGAGTATAGTGAAAAGAATACACGACACATGTAGTGCCGATGGGAGGTAAATATGATATGGAAGAACCATTTAAATCAGTATAAGTTGATGTAATAGAATATTGAGAAGTAACATTTTGAGATGTGAATGTTCCATTTTTTCCAACGTAAGAACCTCCATCGCAAAGTAATGTAAAATCCTCTAATACATTATTTCCTACTGTTATTACACCATTAGACATCAATGTTTGACTCTCACTTTGGTTTGTTATTGTATCTACTTTTAATTTTGAACTCATCTATTTGTATTATACGATTGACCAATTACCATTTTCCGTCACAGTAGATCCACTCTTTATATAAATATCACCTGCACTCATAGCATTTTCTGATGATGGTATAGTGTAATTAAAACTAATTGTTACTGCATTCCTGTAGAATATTTTACTTGCTAAATAGGTTTCTGCTAAAACAGAACCTGTTATCTGTAGACTTCCTGTAACTCTTACATTATTTCCTACTTGTTGAATTGTACTATTTCCTATGTATTTAGATCCTATGTATTTTGGAATGTAAGAATTAGTCCCACTGCCTGATATTATATTTGCTGGTAAAGAACCGGATAATACACCTATAGAATTTATATAGTTTAATGTATCTGTATTCGTGTATGACGTAACCCCGGATAATTGAGAGCCATCCCCAATAAAAGAACCAGAGAAATACCCGGAACCTGTAATTATGTTAGGAAAATATAAATCCATTTTACTTTATGTTTAAGGCGTGTATAAATCCCATGATTTAGTGTCTTCATTCCATTCATACAGATTACCATCATTAGGATAGGGTATAGGAGGTTCCCATAAACAAGAGAATTCATTTAGTATCCAAGATGGGTATGGTTTTGGAGGAATAAAAGCATCTCTTTGATTGTCGTAAGTATATCCGTACTGAGCATAATTTTTTCTAAACGCTTTTGATTGATTTTCGTTTGGTTTATTTGTTATCGGGTTATAATGTATGCCGCCTTTAGTGTTATAGGATGTTTTTACCCAATTTGTATCGTTTCCTACAAGAGACTTAAGGTATTGAACTCCTAATTCTTCTATATCTAAATGAAGACCACTTTGTAAGTCAATATCAGAAACGACAACAATATTTATAACTTTATTATTTTCATTTATTTGTGCGAAATGTGCCATAAAATAATTTTTTAATAAACTACTAATGTTCCCGTCATAGTAAATGTGTGTTTTGTATAACCGTTTGAAGTACTTATAGTACCTCCGGTTGCTTTAGGATTTCCCACGTATTTTATAACAACTATACCACTACCTCCGTTACCTCCTATAGCTCCTTGACTACCTCCTCCTCCTCCTCCTCCTCCTGTATTACCAACTCCATTGCCTCCATTTACATAAGCATCTCCTCCCGCACCACCGCCAGAAGAACCTATTGCTCCCGGTCCAGAGTATATCGTGTTTCCATTGAGTTGATTAGCAGTGCTAGCTCCTCCTCCTCCTCCTCCTCCAGCTCTCGTATCCCCAGTGCAAACAGAGAAGAGCCCAGTGCATCCAACTCCGGGAAATGAAATATCGTATGGATAAAAATCTCCACTTGTGCTACCTCCGGGTCCACCTGTTGATTTTGTTAAGCTACCCGCTCCACCAGATCCGCCAATATACACTGATGCATTTCCTCCAACACTTCCTGAGGTGGCTATTATATTTCCGAAAGAAGAATTTCCACCTCCTGCTGCAACTATAACTGTATAACTACCCGGATACAACAAATAATCTAAATTTATTACCTCTCCTCCTCCTCCTCCTCCTCCTCCAGAACCTATAGAGAAGTAACCAATTCCGACACCACCCCTACTTCCACCACCTATAATAGTAACTTGAGAATTAAGCCCCGGAAAAGATGGTACCGAGTGCCAAGATCCACTGATATAGGATTCCACACTACTGTTTGTGGAATTTAGTCTAATCATACCAGCTGATGAGCTTACAGGTCTTTGATTAGTTGTTCCAGAAGGTAATTTTATTGCTGAATTAGAATTTACAGACAAAATAGAGCCATCAAAAGTTAAATTTGATTCAGCATTTATTTCTGTTGATGAAACTGATGTTATAACTCTATTATTAGATGGATTTGTATAAGTTTGAATTCCTGCATTTGAACCCGATGGGCCCATATCTCCTTTATTTCCTTTAGATCCCGTGAGAGCTAAATTATTTCTATATATAATGTTATTATTGCTATCTAAAAGTAAAACTTTATTTTCATTTGATCCTTGTCTTATTCCTGATATGTTAAAACTACCGGAGAAAGATCCTGTATAATTTCCTGTTATTTTTTGATTTGGATTCTGAGAATCTACAAAAGATATCTTACCATTTGGGCCAGATGTTATTTTTGTTCTGCCTAAATATATCGAGGCACTTGTTAAGTACAAATCTCTCCATCTATTACTTGAGCTTCCTAAATCATATAAATTATTTTGTTTAGGAAGTACATGAGAAAATGAACTAGAATTAGTTACGCTTAAAGACCCGGTTATAGAAGCTGCTCCAGAAAAAGGAAAAAGACCGTTGTTTCCTTTTTGTCCTTTTGTTCCCTTCTCTCCTTTGAAATTTCCTTTCTCTCCTTTTAATCCATTTAATCCATTTAATCCTCCGCTTCCGACGGAAATAGACCCGCTAAAAGAAGTTCCAAAATCAACTTGTAACGTATTTGAATCAATAACAAGTACGGTTTTTGGTTGAACAGCTATTTTATTTTTATTATAAGCAGAAAATATAGGATATAAATGTCCTGTATTGTGATTTATAGTTACTATAGACCCACTAATAGAAGTTGTATATAAAGTACCTTCACCTTTTAATCCTTTTTGTCCTTTTGTTCCTTTTTCTCCTTTAAATTCTCCTTTTTCTCCTTTTACTCCTTTTTGTCCTCCTGACATTATACTGATAGAGCCGGAAAAAGTATCAACAAAAGAAACTTGGGATGTATTAGAATTTACAGAAACAAAAGAGTTGGGGAATATTGCGGAACCTGTAATATCATAAACTACAAATACTGGGTACTTATTGTTTAATCCATGATTAAGAGTAACTAAAGAACCAGATAACGGACTCGTAAATAGAGAACCATTATCTCCTTTATTGCCTTTACTTCCCGAAGGTCCTTGGACTGAGCTAGCATTACCTTTACTTCCTTTATAACCAAGTTCACCTTTTTGTCCTTTTGGTCCCAAAGGTCCTGGGATAGAGCTAGCATTACCTTTACTACCAGAAGGGCCTATATCTCCCTTTATACCTTTAGGTCCTTGTACTGTACTAGCATTTCCCTTACTTCCAGAAGCTCCTATTTCTCCTTTTTGACCTTTTAGTCCTATCTCCCCTTTATATCCTAAATCTCCCTTATATCCTTTTTCACCGATAGAACCTTTTAATCCAGTTGAACCTACAGAACCTTTCTGTCCTATATCTCCTTTTTGTCCTTTATTTCCTGTAGCTCCTTTTTGTCCAATATTTCCTTTGGGTCCTATATTTCCTTTACTTCCTTTATTATCTCCTTTCTCTCCTTTTTGCCCTTTGAAATTTCCTTTGTCTCCTTTTAATCCTTTATCCCCGGAAGATATGGTTAGAGAGCCGGTAAAAGGAACTCCGAAATCTATTTCTACAGTGTTATTATTTATTATAGAAAAAGACTTTGGTATTGTTTCATTACCTAAATTGTCATATATATTGTAAACGGGGTAAGCAAGGTCTAAATTATGATTTACACTAACTACAACTCCCTGTAAAGAAGATGTATAAATATACGCTACCGCCTCTCCTTTCTGCCCTTTTTCTCCTGAAACATTTGTCAATCCACTACCATCTCCCTTAAAAGATCCGGAGAAAACAAAAGCACTTCCTGATATAACATCTCTCAAAGGTCTAGCTACAGATTTATTTCCTACTCCGTAAAAAATTTGACCGTTTAATAAATTAGGAGTTGCATTTGCTCTACCCGCACCAAGAACAACACCTCCGCCATTTGTAGGGTGTACTTTAGTTACAATACCTAAATTTTGTACTAGATTTGAACCAGTAGGTGCAACATTAGTGTATCCCCCTCTAGCTCCAACATATATAACTTCTCCATTTTTAAAGGCAGATGTATTTACTCCTGTTATTAATCCAGATATTATACCTAGACCTTCAGCTCCTGCTGCTAATGTTTGAGCTAATATAAAAGTTGCAGGCATTGTAGAAGCTACGGAAGCACTAGCAGCAATAACTCCAACAACATTACCAGATGTTCCGGAACCCGTTGCATGTACAGGCGTTCCTTTATACAAGGTATATCCAGATACGTTTTTTACATTCTCTACAATAGTATCAATATTACCAAATGACAAATTACCAGCTCCATCTGTCTCTATAATTTGACCAGCAATACCATCTATCTTCGGATATTTAAGTCCACTCGCAGTTAATTCAGATAATACATTTAATTTAGAAACTCTTAATCTAGAACCTGTTATATAAACTACATCGGAAAAGTCAACATAAGAACCAGAAACGGTCAAAGATCCTGTTATTACTGCTGCTCCGGAAAAAGGAAAGCCAGCTCCTGTGCCACCACCACCTCCTCCATTTAGAGCGTAAGATGCAGTTAGAGCATAAGAGGAGGATCTTATGTTATATAACCTAGACCCGTCTCCATCGAAAGACCCGGAGTAATATCCTGATCCAGAAATAATCGTAGGCCTGTAAATTAGCATGATTAACCTTTATTATAAATATTGCATTTTGTATTAATTAAAAAGCCCCGCCAATTTTTTTAGCGGGGCGAAAAATCGAATAGTTTACAATTACACTAGGTCTTGAACTTTTTGCTTGATTGCGAAGAATTTTGCCTGATTCCAAGCAAATACTTCATACAATTCTACGATAATTCCGAAGCCCTTAGTTACCGTGTCAACTACCTTGTCTTGAGCTACGCCGGTGCGCTTTGCGATTTCTGCGTGTGCTTTTTTAGCTTCTTCAACACTCAAGTTTTTAAGTTGGTTGATTGCCATAGGAGCATCAGAAATAATCTCTTGAACTTTAAAGAATTCAGGTGTCAACGCAATAAGATCAGGAATTAATTGGAATCCGTCAGCAAATACGTTTTTTACATTTTTACCTAGTTCAATTACGTCGCAGATAGTATCTACCACTTCGTCGTAACCTAAATCATCAAAATTTGCCATTTTATTTATTTTAAAGAGTTAACTAATAATATATATCATCAAATCTTCAAAATATGTGCCATTTTATGTTAAATTAATTGTAACAAATATCATTTTCTAATTTCCCAAGAATCTTATATACTTTCTTAAACTTATAACCAGTTACTATGTCTAATGTTTTTATCTTATCTATTTCTTGATCAGGTATTTTAGTATATATGTAACCATCTAAAAAACAATAATTGTAGATATAAGTATGTATATCCTCCTCAGTATTAGAAAACACCAATAAGATATCATCATTTATAATAACTTCTACTTCTAAGCTATCATCCGAATTAAATAAATGTTCTTCATCTCCTAATTCATCTAACATGCTATCCATTTCTTCATCGGAATAAGAAAAAGCATCGAAGTTTTCATCCTCGGGACTTATAAAATTTTCATTATTGTCTAAAAATGAAAAAAAGTCATTCATTTCTCTTGAATCATGCAACATATTACCAAAAATGTCAGAATTGGTAGAATCATTAGAAAATAGCATGTTAAATGTTTCCTTATTTAAATCAAAATTGTCATCGGGATTCTTTAGCAAGATGTTATTATACAAAAACATCACCCTATCATGTTCTGACATAAAAGACAATGTGTCATTCAATCTTTTCTTTAAATTCATCCTGTAGCATTTGTTTTAATTTATCTAACAAATCTTCTACATCATTGGTTTCATCAACATCTAAATCTATAATGTAAGGAACTAAAGCATTTCCTTTATTATCGAAAACATCTTTATTTGCATAGATGTAGAATTGACATTTTATTGTGGGGCATAATGTAATTTCTGCTTTCATCTCCCCATCATCTCCTCCAATGGGAATTAATGTTTCTTTTTCTTTAAAATGTACAGTTAATGCTTTGATTTTAAAGAATGCTTCCGGAAATATTTTTTTTAAGTAAACCATATGTCCGGTATGTTCAAAATCTGATATTGCTTTTATCATTGTTGTCATAATGTATAATGTGTTTTAATTTATAATCAATTATCAATAAATGTTTGTTACATGTTTATTATAAATAGATTTTACATGTATTTTTCATGTTTTTTTAAATTTTTTATTTTTTGCTGGGATGTCTTATCAAGTTTTCCCTGCCAAAAATCTATACATGTTAATAAAATGTTAAAATTATATGCTTTCATTCAAATATTCAACCTTTGTCAAAAAAAATATGTTGACATACATTCATGTATAAATGTATATTCATGTTAATGCTCATTAATATCTTTAAAACAAAATGTTAAAACAATAAACATGTAATTTTAACATAATTATATACATAATTGTTTTCTTTATATTACATAGCATTCATGTAAAAAACATGTAAAAAAAATATGCAAAAAGTTGATTATATAAAAAAATTGACTACCTTTGTAAAAAAAATAACATGACCAAAGACATTAAAACACAAAAGAGAATATCATATCTTCTTTTAACCTGCGCTATTTTTCTTGCATCTGTCGTAGGTTTTTTTTCAGTTAAAGGACTAGCGCAAGTTTTCGCCGGAGCAGGAATAGCTATTGTTCTTTTAGGAGCCGGTATAGAAGTATCAAAACTTGTAATCGCATCATTCCTTCATAGATATTGGGATAAATTGACATTCGGATATAAAGTAGGAGGATTAATTTTTTTGATTCTTGTCATCTTTGTAACATCTTCTGGAGTTTATGGTATCCTATCTCAAGCATATACTGAAAATAAGAATAAATTAATGGCTTCTAAATCAGAAGTCGCATTGGTTGAAGAGAAAAAGAAATTCTTCGAGGATAAGAAAAATGACTTACAAAATGAATACAAGCAAATAATTTCAGACATTGCTCAAACAAGATTACAAAGAAATACGACATCTTCCGGGATGATGAATGATTCTAAAGATGTTTATACAGATAGTAGAGGAAGAACATCAACAAGATCAAATGCATCTACCAGAAAAGATTATTTAAAGCAAGTTGAGGGTCTTAATTCTGACATTGGAAAAATGGAAAATAGGAGAGATGGAGTATATGTGGACATTACAAATATCTCCGATTCTATCTTTTATTATGAGACAAAGATTATTGAAATAAAGTCAAGTAATGATGTAGCTGTAGAATTAGGTCCTCTCATTTACCTTTCTGAAGTAACTAATACAAGTTTAGATAAAGTACTATTTTGGTTTTTATTAGTTATCGTATTTTTAGCAGACCCATTAGCTATCGCTCTTTTGACTGCTTATCACTATACTCAAAAAGTAATATTAGAAGATAATGAGAAAGATAATAATACTATTGAAGAAAATCCTACCCCAGAAAAACAAAAAAAGAGAAGCCCTTTAGCGGAATTTTATTCAGATGATTTGACACCAGAAGATGCAGAGTATATTAAACACTTTGATGAAAAAGTAAAATTTACTAGTTCTTTTGTAGAAAATAATAGTTATTTTGGAGAGCCTATAATTGGTTCAATAGTACCTACAAATCCACATAATTTACAAGGTCCTTTTTCATGGTCTAAATTTGTAGACTTACCAAAACCAAAAAGAAGAGGTAGACCTACAGGAAGTAAGAATAAGGTAAAAAATAATAGTATAGAATCTACAAATGAACTTATTGATATTCCTGTTATGGCAGGATCTCTACAAATAGATAATGAAGTTTATGAAGATACTAACTCATTTGATATTTACGAACCTAAAATAAAAACGGAAGTAATTAGTAGTTTTAATAGCTCAAGTATAAATGAAGAGGAATTAGAAATGGTTGAAGATATTACTTTTGAACCTATAGATGAGGATTATGATATTTCTTCAGGTGAGCAAGAAGAAGAAATTATACTCCCTCCTCCTACAAATCAAGCAAAAAGTAGAAATTATAGAGAACCAAAATCAAATGTAAAAAAAAACTCTCTGAATCGGAGTTAAGAAATATGTCCCCGGCTCAAATAAAAGAATGGCACAAAATAAACAAAAATAATAAATAAATTGTTACACCAAAAAAGTTTTTATGAAATCACAAGAGTTGTTTAAAGAATTTACGGATTTATTAGAATTGCGAGTAGTAGGCGAAAGAAAAGAAAAGTTCTTGAAGTTATTAACCGACTATGAAACTACATTAAAAAGTTCGCCTGCTTCTATGTTTTTGGACAACAATTACTGCTACGAAGGAGGTTTACTACATTTTGCAATTAACACTTATAATTTTGGGTTAGGTCTATGCAAATTGTATAAGTCTACAGAAATTGCTTTAGATTTTAATTTAGAGGAGTTTACAGTTGCTGCTTTATTTAATTCTATTGGTTTATGTGGAGTTGACGAGGATCCATTCTTTGTAGAAGAAACTTCGGATTGGCATAGAAAAAATCTAAACAGAGGATATAAATTTAATGACGGAGCTAAATTTCTAGTAGCCTCCGATAAATCTTTATATCTTTTACAGAAATATGTGACTTTATCTTACAATGAATACGTATCAATAAAAATTCAGGCGGGGCTATACGATGACACTGCATCCAAATATTTACAAATCCCAGAAACTAAAAAAGTAACATTGGGATCAATCATTATGGCTTCCACAGACGCAGCAAGACAAATGATTTCTCCATAAAAAATAAATACATGTTAATAGCATCAATAATATTAAACGTAATACTTTTATATATAGCCATAATAAATTTCTCTAAAAATGAAAAATTACTAAAAGAAACAGAAAAGTACTTAAATGATTTAGAGAAAGAAAATGATAATTATTTTAATGTAATATTATCAATAAGAGCAAGAGTAAGAGATTCACTAGCAACAATGAGAACCTTAGATAGGATTGGAGCTTTTGAATCAGATGACGAAGTAGGGGTAGTTTTTAAAGAGTTAAGTAAGACAATAGAAGATTTAGATTTACTTTTCACTTCGGAAAAAAAATAATCAACATGAAAAGTCACCTTTTAGGGTGACTTTTTTATTTAATATAAAATTATAAAATTAAAGAAAAAATGTATTTTGATGAAACCGTACAAAATTCTATAGTAAACTATAATAATTCAAACTCACAAAAAGAAAAAAATATAATATATGAAACTAACATTTATCCTGCATTTTGTAAACTAGCGGAGAATTTAATAAACATGGGTAAATACATGTACATTGATTTACCTTACGAAGATTTACATTGTCAATTAGTTTCCATGTTGACTATAAAAATGCATCGATATAATGAAGAAAGAGCTAAAGCCTATTCTTTTTTTACCCGTATTGCCATAAATTATCTTATTATGGAGAATAAAAAAGGTTATAAAAATAGAGTAGGAGAAGCAGAGTTATGGGAGATAGATGAAGAAAGAGATATAATAAATGAGGTGGTGATTAAACATTATAAAGAATCTTTAGATGACTTTATGAATTTATGGACAGATGATTTATATGAAAAATTTAGACATACATTTAAAAACAATTTAGATAAATCTATTGCAGATTCTATTATAGACATCTTTAAACATCGAAAATCTTTATATGCATTTAATAAGAAAGCATTATATGTATTAATAAGAGAACGATCTAACATCCCTATGACTAATACTAATAGAATCACTAAAATAGTAAAAATATTTAAAGATGATTTTGATTTACAATTTAATAAATACATGAAAAAATAATATGGATGATATAAAATTATTTGATGATTTTAGCATGTCAAATCTATTAAAAGAGATTTACAGTAACTCAAAGAAAAGAGGGAAAGAATTAGATAAGACGCTAAAAGGATTAGATGGAGTTGTACAAAGTATAAATGATGCTGTTGTTGTTTTACCTGTTGTTAAAGAATTTTTTGATGTTATGGTTAAAAATGATGACCAACTTATAAAAATGGCAGCTATTGTACAAAGAATGCATAGTAGAGCATCGTCTATATCTAATGGTGATTTTAATTTAACTGAGGAGGAAAAAGAGCATTTACTTCAAGAATTATCTCTAGAAACACAAAAAGAATTGACGGAATTAAAGATGTTACAAAAAGGGGATGATGACTTATTAAAAGAATTTACAGGCATAGATAAAGAATTACAAGATGGGCTATTTAGTATCGGCGGAAGTGATAGAGACCTTTAAGGCGTATGGTAAAAATCAAAAAGACGATAAAGGTAGAATTCTTCCACTAGGATCCGTAAAAGTAAAATTGCATCCGGAATCATTAATAGGTAATGTTAGAGCTCATTATGCTAGACCTTTATTTACAAATTTTAGAAATATTCCATTAAAAGGAGAGCATGTAGTTGTATTTGAGTTAACTGGATATGATGGTACAGATGCTCCCAATTTGGATAAAGTAATGTATTATATTCCTCTCCCGATAAATACCACGAATGATCCGGTAATAAATCAAATCCCTCATGTAACTAATAGGTCTAAAATTAAAGATAATAAACCTGCACCCGAATTTGTAAAACCCGGTAATACATTTCCTACTAGGCCTTACACTTTTAATTTTATGCAACCGTTTGAAGGAGATACAACTTTTACGGGGAGAGGAGGATCTTCAATTAGATTAGGTATTGGAACTGGAAATCATCCACAACATGCTGTTCAACCTACATGGAAATCCGGTAAGGCAGGGAATCCAATAACGATAGTGGCAAATAAACCTTTAGGTCCTAATAAACCATTACCAAACGAAGTTAAAGATATACCAAATAGACAAATAAAAGATTCATTATCTTATGCGATAGAGGATGCTGCAAATGATTTTTCCACAACTTACTGGACCTCTGATCAAGCATTATCTAGGTTTGTTTCTGTAAGAGCTTGTCCCGCTCCTTTATCTAGTATTCCAAGTTTTAGTAAAGCTCAATCTGCTACAAATGCGGATAGGATTGTTATGCAGGCAAAAAAAGATGATATGATGCTAATTGCTAAAAAAACATTATATTTATCTGCATCTAAAATAAGATTAACTACAGATATACATGATGTTGATTTTGATGATCTTATTGACTTTGTTCAAGGGTTATGGGAACAATTAAAAAATGTAGCCGGAATATCTGGAATAGCGACAGCTGCTGGACCCTCTTTAGTTTCTCAATGGCTTCCTAGCATATTAGCTCTTCAAAGATATACGATAAGTCCTTTTTGGCAAGGAGGATGTCCACAAGGATTTCCACAACCTCCTGCACTACCTGCAAATTACAAATTAGGTACTGATGGATTATCAAGAGTTGCTCCTACGGGCTTCACAAATAGCATACCCGGAATGGACGGTAAAGTGGGAGGCTCTATAACATCTTCTCCTGATATGCCCGGAGGTTCTGAATCTGAAACTAATTCAATAGGTAATCCATCTAGTAATTTACCTGATTTATCTATCGACTCTTATATAAATTCAATTAATGTAAAACTACCAGGAACTCTAGGAGGTGCTAGTAATACTAATACAAATCCTACTCCCGAAGTTGGTGGAAATGCTACAGAACCAGATGGTACTCCTGCAAATTTACCCGGAACACCACAAGGTGAAGGTAATTCTTCACCTTCGGAAGGACCAAGTGCAGGTAATCCGCCAGGACAACCTGGAGGGCCTGGAGGGCCTAATGGACCAGGTGGACCTGGAAACCCTGGAATCCCCTATAATCCTGAATTAGATTTAATAAGCATACCAATTAATTACATATATCCTGATGGAAGATGTTATGGTCATTTTTATAAAATAGTCTCGATAATAAAAAGTAAAAGAACTCAAGCTATTATTTCAGATGTAGTTTATTTGATATTAATAATAAGAGAAAACTGTAAGCCGGGTTGGTATATTGTAGGGAATAAGTTTAAATACAATACTGATATAAACAAATTACTTAATACTAATTTATTTATATTAGAAGATTCTATGCTCGTAGAGAAAAAATTATTAGTTAATTCTGATTGCATAAGAAAAGAATTAGAAATTTATTTATATAAAGATAATTATGCTCATATATCTCATGAATTAGTTGACCTTAGTAAAATAGTTCAAGTTAATTTTTTAAATTGATAACAAAATAAATATTTATTATAAACATGGATAAGAACTCACTTATAAAATTTTTAATAAAAGAGATATCCCAAGAACTAAAAAAAGAAGTAAGATCTATTATTAGGGATGAATTTAATAAATTATCATATAGTAATTTTAGCACTTCTATAAATTCAAATAAGATTACAACCCCTATATATAAAAATGAAAACGATAAGTCAAAAACTTATAAGTCTTTAGATTCCTTACTTTCAGGTACTTCTCCTTTTAATAGTTCTGAAATGGATTACGGCCCTTCTGTTACCACAGAAAATACGAACGTATCAAATTCTTATCTAAATGAACCTGTTATTGATATGGATGGAAAAGTAGTATTACCTTCATCGGAAGGAGGTAATTTAATGAATAAGCTACTTTCTAGAAATTATACTCCTGTGCTTAAGAAAGCGGAAAAAATAAAATAATGGCTAGAATAATATATAAGGCATATCCACCTGATGTAAAATTAGATAAAGCAGTAGGCATACTACTTCCTTTTAATCGAAATACTTATGTTAAAAGTCCATTAGAAGCTTATAATAAAAAACCCGCTAGAGATGTTGGAGCTTTTCAATTATCTTATACAACAGAAGATCAAGCTATTAGTAATTTAATAAATTTACTAATGACTAGAAAAGGAGAGAGATATATGCATCCTACTTTTGGAACTATCTTAAGAGATTTTGTATTTGAGCAAAATAGTTCTTTTAATAGAGGTTTTTTAGAAACATCTTTAGAAGAGGATATCGGTTTTTGGCTACCTTATATAGTACTTATAAGTCTAGATGTTGTTATTGGAGGGAATCAAAATTACGGATATTCTGAAGCAGAAAATTCCGTTAATGTTAGAATAAATTTTTCCGTAACAGAAAGAGGTGCTAATCGAACCATAATAATATATAATTCCAATAATGATTTGGCAGCTCAAATACTATAATAATGAGTAAAAGAAGTAATTTAATTAGCAAGGATGTAAAATATGTAAATAAAGATTTTGGAGAATTTAGGCAATCTCTTATAGATTTTTCTAAAAACTATTTTCCAGATACTTATAATGATTTCAATGAAGCCTCCCCGGGTATGATGTTTATAGAGTTAGCATCTTATGTTGGAGATGTTCTATCTTTTTACACTGATATACAATTAAGAGAATCTCTTTTATCTACTGTACAAGAAAAAATTAATTTATATAATATAGCTAATTCTTTAGGTTTTAAACCTGCCCTTATAACAGGAGCATCTGTAGATTTGGATATATATCAAATAGTTCCTGCTACTGGAACTGGACCTAATAATAAACCTGATTTTAAATATGCATTAGCTATAGATGCTAATATGATAGCTTCTAGTGACGAAGCTGTAACTTTTAGGGCTATAGATTCTATTGATTTTAGATATAGTTCTTCATTAGACCCTACTGAAATATCTGTATATTCTATTGATAATACAGGAGAAGTTGAAAACTACTTGTTTAGAAAAAAAGTAAAAGCTGTTTCTGGGACTATTATATCTAGAGAATATACGTTTGCTACACCTAAACCTTACAATAAGATAACTTTACCAGAAACTAATGTATTAGAAATACTAAGCATAACAGATTCGGACGGAAATAAATGGTACGAAGTTCCTTATTTAGCTCAAGACACAATACCTATTCCAGTCCAGAATTTACCGCATAATGATCAAAATTTATCTCAATATAGAGACTCGGCTCCATACTTATTGACATATTTACAAACTGAAAAAAGATTTGTTACTAGACTTAGATTAGATGACAGAACTGAAATACAATTTGGAGGAGGTGTTAGTAGTGAAGTAGACGAAGAAATTGTACCAAATCCTTTCAATGTAGGATCTGGTTTAAACTATTTTGAAAGAATTGTAGATTTAAGCATATCTCCTGAAAACTTTTTGTACACGAAGACTTATGGTAGTGCTCCATCAAATACTACTTTAACTGTTCGATATACAATAGGAGGAGGAATTCCTGATAATGTTCCGGCTAATTCTATAACTACTATATCATCAATAAATGTACTTACTCCTTTAGGTGCTTTAGATTCTACTCTATATAATGCAGCTATAGGATCTCTTGCTATAAATAACCCAGAACCAGCAAGAGGAGGTATTTCTGACAAGCCCATAGAAGTTTTAAGAGAGGAGGCTATAAATCACTTTGCATCACAAAATAGGGCGGTGACAAAAGACGACTATATGGTAAGATGTTACACTATGCCACCTAAATTTGGAGCTATTGCTAAATCTCATATTGAAAGAGATGCACAAACTAGAGCCTATGGAACATTTGATTTTGTTCCAAATCCATTATCTTTAAATTTATATTTATTAGGATATGATAATAATAAGAATTTTACTCCTTTAAACATGGCAGTAAAAATGAATCTTAAAAATTATTTACTTCAATATAGGATGTTGACAGACGCTATAAATATTAGAGATGCTTTCATTATTAATATAGCAATAAGTTTTGAAATATTGACATCCCCTACTTATAATTCAAATGAAGTTCTTTTACAATGTTTATCAAATCTTAGAGATTATTTTTCTAATGATAAAATGCAGATAGGTCAACCTATTTATATAAGTGAAGTTATGTGTTTAATTAAGGATGTACCCGGTGTAAAAAATATATTGAATTTTGATATACATAATAAATACAAAGAAGATGAGGGATATTCAGGAAATTATTACGATATAGCTACAGCGACTAGAAATAATATTTTATATCCTGCTTTAGACCCATCTATTTTTGAAGTTAAATTTAAAAATAAAGACATATTAGGAAGAGTAGTAAATCTATCATAAAATGCAATATTCAGTATATCCAACAAGAGACGCAACTATTTATGAGAGAAAACCTGATATGAATACAGGTTTAGATCAAATAATTGAGTTGGAAAAAATAACAGCAAAAACAATAGATTCTGATAATATCTATTGGGATTATAACTACAATTCTAGAATATTATTGCAACTAGATACTGCTGAGATAAATAAATTAATTCAAAATGGAACTATAAAAAAATCTAGTAAATATTACCTTAATTTATTCTCCGCTCAAGCAGAAAATTTATCTTTATCATATTCTTTATATGCTTATCCAGTGAGTCAATCGTGGAATCAAGGAAAAGGATATTTTATTGCTGCACCTTATATAAAAGAAGGAGTCTCGTGGACATATAGAGATGGTTATTTTAACAATACAGGTAAAAAATGGACTACTGGTTCTTTTGTTGCTGGAACTACAGGTTCTTATGTTACTCAAAAAGGAGGTGGTAATTGGTACTACCAAAGTGGTTATGTTGCATCACAGTCATTTGATCAAGAAATTCCTGATATTAGAATGGACATAACTAACATTGTTCACAAATGGATTTCAGGTTCTATTCAAAATAATGGACTTATAATAAAAAGAAGTGATGTTGATGAAAAGAGTTCAGAAGAAATGGGCTCAATCAAATTTTTCGGCAGGGAAACTCACACTATATTCATACCAAGAATAGATATCGTATGGAATGATGCAGACTTCTCCGGAACATCTTCATTCACTCAAGTACCTAATGAAGACTTCATCATACATTTAAAAAATAAAAAAGCATCTTACTACCCAACAGATAAAACAAAATTTAGATTCTTAGTAAGAGATAGAATCCCAGTTAAAACATATTCTACATCATCTAATTATATATCAAGTAAAAGATTACCAACATCTTCTTACTATGCTATACAAGATGAACAAACATCTATGTATGTTGTCCCATTTGATGATAATAATGTAATAAGCTGTGATAGTAAAGGAAATTATTTTAAAGTAAATTTTAATACATTTCTTCCAAATCGATATTATAAAGTTTTAATTAAAGTGAAAATGGATGGAGGAGACATTGAAAAAACAATTGATGATTCTATATATTTTAAAGTCAGTAAATAGTGGAGGAAAAGAAAGACATACATAGAGTATCTGACCCTAATAATAGAAGAACAGGTCCTAATTTATCTAATGGTGAATTTACTTATTTAAATGGAGACATCTATAAAGGTCAATATCATGTAGATGAGTTTGTGAAATATATGTCTGGAAGATTTACCACGGCAGAATCTAAAGAATTAATAAAAATTGGAGATGCATTAAATGTAAATAATAAATTAGAAATAACTCTTCCAATCCCTAAAAATGTTATATTGACATCTGACTCAAATGATGATTACATAAATTATAAGATTATTAGAAGATATGAGGGAAATGTAGAAAAAGTAAT